ACCAACACCTGATTTATTTGAAAACGAAGATTAATATGAAAAAAGACCTCTTAAACCTCTTAGACAACATACAAGAACACGGGGACGAAACCCCACAATCGGAGCGCTACTTGCTTATCGATGGACTCAATCTCTTCTTTAGAAACTTCAGTGCAATCAATGCAGTTAATTCAAACGGAGTCCATATTGGAGGTTTAGGAGGATTTTTTCGATCTTTGGGAGCTCTAATCCGCACCATCCAACCTACACAAGTTTATGTTGTGTTTGATGGTGTGGGTTCCTCCAACAACCGAAAAAACATTATTCCCGAATACAAATCAAATCGAAATGTTACTCGAGTAACCAAGCACGAGTTGTTTGATAGTTTAGAGGAAGAAGATGATTCCAAAATAGACCAAATTACTCGAATCATTCAATACTTGAAAACGTTACCTGTTAAAACAGTTTCGTTACCTAGAGTAGAAGCAGATGATATCATCGCATACTTAAGTAGTACTTTGCTTACAAAACCTGAAGATAGAGTATTCATAGTATCCAGTGATAAAGACTATTTACAATTGGTAACCGAACAAGTAATCGTTTATCGTCCAATTGAAAAAGAATACTACACTACAGATACTGTAAAAGAAAAATTTAATGTAACACCACACAACTTCCTATTATATAAACTATTAATGGGTGATAGTTCTGATGGAGTAACAGGTATTAAGGGATTAGGGCCTAAAGGGTTATTCAAAAAATTCCCTGAATTAGCAACACGAGATCTATCATTTGATGATTTGATTGATCTTGCTGAAGCAAAATTAAAAGAACACGTAGTGTATGCAAGAGTACTACATGATGTGGATCTATTAGAGGATAAGTATAGGGTTATGGATTTATCCAACCCAATGATGAGTGATCAAGACAAAATGTTTATAGATAAGTTTGTTGAACATACCCATCTAAACTTCTTTCCTTCCACATTTGTTGAAATGTGCAACGAAGATCAAATTGGAAACTTAATTCGCAATACTGAATTTTGGGTTCAAGATATTTTCAAAGATTTGTTGGAAAACCAGCAATAAGTTATTATATTTAAATAAAAGTTATAGCAATGACATTATCTTCAATTGATGAATATGGACCATCGTTCCAGATGAAAGTAATATCTTCTTTATTAACGCATAAAGAGTTCTTACAAAATATAAACGACGTACTAAGTGATGAATACTTTAGTAATCCGGCTCACAAATGGGTTATAAATGAGATTTTAAAGTACTATGAAAAATTTCATACAACAATTTCAATGGACATCTTAAAGGTGGAAATGAAAAAGTTGGACAATGAAGTACTTAAAGTATCCGTTAAAGAGCAATTACGTGAAGCATATAAAGCAGATATTGACGATTTAGCTTATGTACAAGAAGAATTTTCTACATTCTGCAAAAACCAACAGTTGAAAAAAGCACTATTGAATAGTGTAGATTTGTTAAAAGCTGGAGACTATGATTCGATCAAATATATGATTGAATCCGCTATGAAAGCAGGACAAGATAAAAATATTGGTCACGAGTACAAACGCGATACTGAATCACGTTACCGTGAAGACCATAGAAAAATTGTTCCTACACCTTGGCCCGAAATTAATGAACTAGTTCAAGGCGGTTTAGGTAATGGAGATTTAGGATTGATTTTTGGTAATCCTGGAGGAGGTAAATCTTGGACATTAGTTGCTTTAGGTGGATTTGCAGTGCAAATGGGATACAATGTTATCCATTATACTTTGGAATTAAGTGAAGCGTATACTGGAAGACGATATGATGCTTTCTTTACTGGTACACCTGTTGACCAATTAGAAAAACACAAAGAACACGTAGAAACATTAACAGCAGATCTACCAGGTGAATTGATTATTCGTGAATTTCCTATGGGAAAAACCACAATTAACACCATAGAAGCGCATATAAACAAAGTAAAAGACTTAGGAATTGAACCAGATCTTATCATTATAGATTACATTGATCTTCTTTCAACAAGAAAAAGAAATGTTGACCGTAAGGGAGAGATTGATGATATTTATACAAGCACTAAGGGATTAGCTCGCGAACTAAACATACCAATTTGGTCGGTTTCGCAAGTAAATCGCGCAGGAGCCAAAGATGATATCATTGAAGGTGATAAAGCAGCAGGTAGTTACGATAAAATGATGATTACTGACCTTTCAATGTCATTATCAAGGAAAAAAGAAGATAAAGTCAATGGAACAGGACGTCTACATGTTATGAAAAACAGATATGGGATGGACGGTTTGACTTTTCAAGTAGATGTTAACACATCAAATGGTCATATTTCAGTTGGAAGCCATTACGATGAAGAAGCAGATACAGTTGCACCGAAAAAACAGTCAAATGATAACTTTGACGATTTAGATAAACGAATGTTGGCAAATAAATTTTTTGAACTAAACGCATGATAACAGAACTTAGACCCCATTACAAACCTTTCGAATACCAAACAGCATTCGAATTTTACAAAGAACAACACCGTGCCCATTGGCTCGCAGATGAGGTACCTTTATCTTCAGACTTAAATGACTGGAAACTTAAATTAAGCGAATCCGAGAAAAACCTAATCGGTAATATCTTGAAATCATTTGCTCAAACTGAAACGTATGTAAACGACTATTGGGCAACAAAAGTGGCGGTATGGTTCCCTAAACATGAAATCAAAGCTATGGCGTGTGCATTCGCTGATTTCGAATCGATACATGCTGAGGCTTATGCTCGTTTAAATGAAGAACTTGGATTGGATGATTTTGAAGCATTTATGGAAGACGAGGAAGCAAAAGCCAAAATCGATCGTCTAGTTGAATTGCCTGGAGATACATTACGTGAAAAAGCACTTTCATTAGCTATATTCTCTGCATTTACTGAAGGTGTTAATTTATTCTCTTCATTTGCTATTTTAATGTCTTTTCAATTACGTAACTTGATGAAAGGTACTGGACAAGTGGTCGAATGGAGCGTACGTGATGAATCATTACATTCAAAAGCAGGATGCTGGTTATTTAGAACAATGATGGAAGAAATGCCTGAATTAAATGATGGAATGGAAGCCCAAATTTATGACGCTTGCGATTTATCAGTTAAATTAGAATTTGACTTTATTGACAAAGCATTTGAAATGGGTGAAATTGAAGGTTTGAATAAAAACCAATTGAAAAACTTCATCAAGGAACGTGCCAACCAAAAATTAATTGAATTAAGTTATAATCCTTTATACAATGACATTGATCCAAATCTTTTGAAACAAATGGAATGGTTCGGACATTTAACAAGTGGTAAAACCCATCAAGATTTCTTCGCAGGACGAGTAACAGATTATTCAAAATCAACTGCAGATTGGAGTGATTTATAAACTATAACTTATGATTAAATTAACAAGTTTATTAAAAGAAATAATTGATATATATTCTCCTGAAGAATTAGGTTCTAAAGATATTGAATATAATATTGAAAGGGAGGCTCCAACCCGTTTTAGAGCTAACCTAAAATACAAAGACCAGTATTATACTTTAACAATATTACCTCTTTCCAACCCAAAACGTCCATCTGTAAATTTTGGAAGTACCGATGAAAATTACGAAAATTTAAATTTAAACCAGCTATTAAACTCCCCATATTCTTCTAGAATATTAGCGGCGATTTTTGGATTAATTAGATATTGGGTAGATAAATATAATATTCAACAGTTTGAATATGGTGCTGAAGGTGAAGTAAGAAATAAACTTTATAATTATTATTTAACCAAACATTTTCCTGATTTTAAAAATACCCAAGAAAAAATAGGAGATACAACTTTACAAGTATGGACGAAAATATAATATATAAAATTGAAATCCTCCAACTTATTGAATCTAAATATAATATTGAAATAAAGGATGAAGAAGTTGAAAATATATTAACTTTAGAAAACTTGATTGAATTAATAAAAATCAAAAATAACAAATGAGCAAATTAAACGTAGACACAAGTAAATGGGTGAAGGGTAAAGACTACCCTGAATGGATGGATGAAATTGGTACCTCTATTATCTCACAAGGATACCTACTTCCAGAGGAAAATGTATTTAAAGCATTTAATCGAGTAAGTAAAGCAGCGGGACGTAGATTAAAACGTAAAGATTTAGTACCATTTTTCTTTGAGGCAATGGAAAAAAATTGGTTGTGTCTTGCATCACCTGTACTTTCAAATTTAGGTACTGAACGTGGAATGCCTATCTCATGTTTTGGGATTGATACAGACGATTCAATTGAAGGAATTGCATTAGCAAACTCTGAATTGATGCGCTTGTCATCTCAAGGTGGAGGTGTAGGTATTGGTGTATCTCGAATTCGAGGTCGAGGTAAAGAAATTGCGGGTAATGGTGTTTCTGAAGGTGTAGTTCCGTGGGCAAAAATCTATGACTCAACTATCTTAGCAACCAACCAAGGCTCAGTTAGACGAGGAGCAGCTTCAGTTAACTTACATATTAACCACCCAGATATTGAGGAATTTTTAATGATTCGTCGACCAAAAGGGGATGTTAACCGTCAGTGTCTCAACTTACACCAATGTGTAGTAATTGATGATGATTTTATGAACAAGTTAGAGGAAAAAGAACCACGTGCTTTACGTTTGTGGGGAGAAATCCTTAAAACACGTTTGGAAACAGGTGAACCTTATATCATGTTTGAAGACAATGTAAATAACAACAATCCTCAAGCATACAAAAACAATAACTTGCATGTTTCAATGACAAATATTTGTTCTGAAATTGCACTTTATACAGACCCACTTCACTCATTTATTTGCTGTTTATCTTCTTTGAATTTGGCACGTTGGGACGAATGGAAAGACTACAAATTCGAAAATGGTATGACTTTACCTGAATTGACATGCTGGTTTTTGGAAGGTGTATTACAAGAATTTATTGATAGAGCCAAAAATGTTAAGTTTATGGAAAATACTTACCGCTCAGCACTTAAAGGTAGAGCAATTGGTATTGGTGTTTTAGGATGGCACACATTCTTACAAGAAAAAGGTATTCCATTTGCCGGTATCCAAGCAAACTCTTACACTCGAATGATGTCTCAATTTATTGAAGAAGGAGCATTAAAAGCATCTCGTGATCAAGCAATTGAATATGGAGAACCTGAATGGTGTAAAGGAACAGGTTTGAGACATACACACCATTTAGCAATCGCCCCAACAGTATCAAATGCTAATATTTCAGGTGGCGTTTCACCTTCAATTGAACCAATTCCCGCAAATGTATTTAACTTGAAAACAGCTAAAGGTACATTCATTAAGAAAAACCCAACATTGGAGCGTTTACTTGAATCTAAAGGATACAACATCGATAGTATTTGGGAACAAATCGCTAAAGACAAAGGTTCAGTAATGGGATTGCCTGATCATATTTTATCGGATGAGGAAAAACAAGTATTCTTGACATTCAAAGAAATCAACCCATACGAAATTGTTCGCCAAAATGGTATTCGTCAAAAACATATTGACCAAGCTATTTCATTGAATTTGACATTTGATCCATCTGATTCACCAAAATACATTAGTGAAGTACATAAACTAGCATGGAGAGAAGGCATTAAAACTTTGTACTATATGCGCTCAGAAAGTATTTTAAGAGGAGATAATCTTCAACGTACCGCAGATTGCATCAGTTGCGAAGGTTAAAAACATAGTAACACAAGTTGAACAGGGCTAAGTAAATCTTAGCCCTTTTTTTATATGTATAATAAAAAGAAAACTATGTTACCATTAATCGCAGACACAACAACATCAACAGGTACTCCTGATTTTGGAGTATTTGCCCAACTTGCAGACTACGGTCCACTTGGCTTAGCCGTTTTAGCTTTAGGCTATGTAGCTTGGATATTCATTAAACGTCATTTGGCTGAAAAGGATCGTCTACAAGCAGAATTAGAAAAGAAAACAACCCCCAAACGTAAACCTAGAAAATAATGTCATTCGGACCATTTGAAGTATTAACACAGTATGGAGTTTTAGGGTTTGCAGTCCTTGGCTTGGGTTATCTTTGTTGGATATTTCTAAACAGGTTGATGAAAAGTGAAGAAGATTTACGCTCAAGAGTAGAAGAACTAGAGGGTGACTATAGAGATGAACTAGAAAAGAAACTAGAAGAAAGCACTGAAAGTTCTAAAAGCTTAAAAGAGACAGTACTAGCGTTATTTAGCAGTAAGAAAAGATAACTATGAAGAAAAAGTTACTCATAGTAGGAGCCTCGTTTATAGCCTTAGTTTTACTTGATGTTTTTTCTAGTGGTCATGGACACGTAGTAGTAGTTGAAGATAACATCCATTTAAATGGAGAAAATAAACAACTAACTCAATCAAATCGAAAGCTAACAAGTAGTGTAAAACAATTAAAAACAGCAAACAAAGAATTAGTAGAAGAAAAAGAAAACCTAGAAGAGATGGTTTCTGAAGTTATAAGTGACTTAGATAGTACAAAATCAGTTGTAAAGCAAATCAAAAAAGAATTGAAAGATGAAAAAACTGTTAATAGTATTAATAATGGTCGCGAATTTGAGTTTCAGCCAATCAAGCTACCCGATTCAGAAGGTAATTGATGGTGATACTTTTGTTATTTTAACTAAGGGTCAAGCTGATACTATTAATTCTATCTTTGAAAGTCAAAAGAAAAAGATTGCTGATATTAAAATCCAACTAGCTTATAAAGATTCAGTACTTAAAAGAAGAGATTCTTTACTTAGAACTGGTTCTATCTCTATATGGCAATATCAATCTCTAGAAGAAGAATATATCAATACTTTAATGTTTCTAGACTATCTAGAAACTTGGATCTATGAACGAGCAAAAGAAGGTGCTTGGTTATATTATTCACAAGACAGTATGTGGATAGAAGCAGTAGATTTATCTCCCTATTCTTTAAGAAAAGACGATTTAACCGGAGATCTATTCTTCTACAGAAGAGAAGACATTACAATCCCAGAAGAAGACAATAAGAAAAAAAACACCCCCAAACGAGGTTGGGAAAAAGAGGTTATATTAACAAATAGACCAAAAATACAAAAATTATGAGAAATTTCTTTAGACAGTTGTTTGACGACAACAACACTATCAACGAAAAAGCAGTAGTTGGTTTTATCGCATTCTTTATGCTAGTAATAGCTTTAGTAGTAGATTTAGTTACTGGAGCATGGGGAAAAGAATTAGTTATTAACAAATTCATCTTTGATGGATTTATGGTGTTGGTTCTAGGTTCATTTGGAATCGCATCAGTAGATAAATGGATGAATAAAAAAGATAAAAAATAATGAGTTTAAAAAGTTTACAAGAAAGAGCCGGAGTAACCGCAGATGGTGCTTTTGGTCCTGGTACAATGAAAGCAGCAATGGAATTGCTTAAGTTGACCCCAATTCGTGCAGCACATTTCTTTGCACAAACATCACACGAAACAGGTGGTTTCAAAGCCTTTAGCGAAAACCTAAACTATTCAGCACAAGGCTTGCAAGGTATCTTTGGAAAATATTTCCCTGGTAACCTAGAAGAATCTTATGCACGTCAACCTGAAAAAATTGCTAATCGTGTTTATGCATCTCGTATGGGTAATGGTGATGAAGCTTCAGGTGATGGTTGGAAATTTAGAGGTCGTGGTGCATTGCAATTAACTGGTAAGGCAAATTACGAGGCGTTTGCAAAGTATTTAGGAAACAATGAAGTCCTAGAAAATCCTGATTTAGTAGCAACAAAATATTCTTTTGAATCAGCAATGTTCTTCTTTGAAAGAAACAAATTGTGGGCTATTTGTGATCAAGGAATCAATGATGCTGCCATTTTAGCATTAACAAAACGCATCAACGGAGGTACTCATGGTTTAGAAGACCGTAAAGCAAAAACATACAAATATTATCAATTCGTTAAATAAATAAACTATGCAATTAAGTAAAAACTTATCATTAGCAGAAGTAATTAGATCTGAAACTGCTAAAAGAAAGGGTATCTCTAATATGCCTACAGAAGCACATATTGAGAACTTTAAATTATTGGCTGAGAAAGTATTTCAACCAATCCGTGAACATTTTGGTGTTCCAATCCACATTAGTTCAGGATATCGTTCTAAAGCCCTTAATGAAGCTATTAAAGGAAGTAGCTCATCACAACATTGTTCTGGTGAAGCTATTGATATTGATATGGACGGCACATCAATTACCAATGCCGAAATTTTTAACTATATTAAGGACAATTTAGAATTTGATCAATTGATCTGGGAATTTGGAACAGATACCAACCCAGACTGGGTACACGTATCTTACGAATCAACAGGAAAGCAACGTAAGCAAATTCTTAAAGCAGTTAAGAAAGGTAAAGCTACATCTTATGTACCCTATAAGTAATTAAACTTTTTAAAAAATATTTGGGCCCCCAAAAGGGGCCCTTTATATTCCTCCTATGCAACAAAAATATTTACCTTGGTTTTTACTGTTTTGTGCGATCGGGCTATCGGCAACAGCAGCTTATTATAGTGTAATTGGTTTATCTGTAGTATTTACAGGTGTAGCTATACCTGTGATTGTAATGGGTTCATTTTTGGAAGTATCTAAAATTGCAATTGCAACCTATCTCCACAATGCTTGGAAAAAAACATATGCTCTTTTAAAAATATATTTAACTATAGCACTAGTAGTGTTATCGATTATTACCTCAATTGGAATCTATGGCTTGTTAAGCACAGGATTTCAAGAAAACATTGCAAAACTTGAAATTGGAACCAAACAAATCCAAAATATAAAGGTTAAAAAACAGAGATTTGAGGAAATTAAACTTGAACTCTCTCAAGAAAAAACAACCCTAGACAAAGACATATCCCAGTTACGTAATGCCCTTTCTACAAACACAACTACTCAATCAGTAGATTGGAAAACTGGACAAGTAGTTACAAAAGCAAACAATGCTAACCGTAAATCATTTGAAACACAACTTGCTAGTGCACAATCAAATAGAGACAAATTATCTACTAAAATAGATGCTTTAAACGATTCCATTACAAATCTAGATATTCAAATTTTAGATATGGAATCTAAAGCAAGTGAAGGTAATGAATTGGGGGCTGTACAATATGTGAGTGAAATTACGGGAGCTGACGTTAAAACGGTGGCAAATTGGTTTATATTCATGTTGATTTTTGTGTTTGATCCACTAGCCATTACCCTTGTTATAGCAACAAATCAAGCGTTTGATCAACGCAAACCCAAAGTAAACATTTACGGTGAACCAAAACCCATTGAACCTGAACCAATAGAAGAACCTATTGTTTTAGAAACTCCCCAACCTATAGAAAATAATGATATTGAACTTGAAAAACAAGCCATACAAGCTGAAATAAATAAAATTAATCGTTCAGGAGTATCAAATAGAAGAGCAGCTCCTGTTATTGAACAACTGCAAAATCGTTTAAGAGATTTAGAGAATACCATAACGTACTAATATTTATAGTACGACATGCAGAATTTTAAGAAAGATCAACAAATACCTTTAGTACAAGTTACTGACCCAAATACGGGCCAAACGTACTATGCACCTCAAAATGTTGTTTATGATGAAAAAAACAACAACGGTCCACAATATTTAAGAAATGTTATAGTAGATCAAGCAGTATCTGCATCCTATTTTAGTGGAAGTGTCTCAAATGCAATTTCTGCTTCATATGCTTTAACAGCATCTTATGCTTTAAATGGTGGTGGGGGTGAACCTATAGATACAAGTTCTTTACTCACCACAGCTTCTTTCAATGCATATACCGGTTCAAATACATCTCAATTTGCAGGTACTGCTTCATTTGCATTAAGTGCTTCATATGTAAGTGGTTCTG